TGGCTACATCAGTATATCCCAATATGGGCGGAGCAGTAGACAACACTAGCGCAGCTAAGTTTATCCCAGAAATCTGGAGTGACGAAGTAATTGCTGCATACAAAAGCAACCTTGTAATGGCTAACCTCGTCAAGAAGATGAGCATGACTGGCAAGAAAGGCGATGTTATTCACGTCCCTAAGCCTACTCGTGGTTCCGCTAGTGCTAAAGTTGCACAAACTGCTGTTACTATTCAAAGCAACGTAGAGTCAGAAGTCCTGATTAACATCAACAAGCACTTCGAATTCTCACGCATGATCGAAGATATCACCGAAGTACAGGCTCTCGCTTCTTTGCGTCAGTTCTACACAGGTGACGCAGGCTACGGTCTGGCCAAGCAGGTTGATAATGATCTGTTTGAACTGGCTAAGTCTTTCGGTGACGGTAACGGTTCTTCTTTCGTAAACTCTGGTTCGTTCCAGATCAACACCACTTCTGGTGCTCTTGAAGCGTATGACGCTGACGGCACTGCTGACATTGGTGCTTTCTCTGACGCAGCCTTCCGTGCGCTGATTCAGAAGCAAGACGATGCAGACGTTCCTATGGACAACCGTAGCTTCATCGTACCACCTTCGCTGCGTAACGCTATCATGGGTATTGACCGTTACACCTCTACCGACTTTGTTAATGGCAAGGGCGTAGAGACTGGTAAGATTGGTAACCTGTACGGCGTTGACGTATACGTTTCTACTAACGTCCCTACTCTTGAGTCAGGCGTTCGTGGCGCACAGCTGATCCACAAGGACACTAACGTTCTTGCAGAGCAGCAGTCTATTCGTTCACAGACTCAGTACAAGCAGGAGTTCCTCGGTACTCTTTACACTGCTGACACTTTGTATGGCGTTCAAGTCATGCGTCCAGAAGCAGGCTTCACCTTAGCTGTACTTTAAGCTAAACTGGGGGATTCTTCACGGAGTCCCCCTTTCTTTATTCTTTTATTCTCTCCTAGCATTTTACAGGTGTCTTGATGTCTAATTATACAAAAACCACAAACTTTGCTACTAAAGATGCGTTACCTTCTGGCAACCCTGCTAAGATTGTTAAAGGAACTGAGATTGATACAGAGTTCAATAACATTGCTACAGCAGTGGCTACGAAGGCTAATACAGCAGATCCTACTTTTACTGGTACAGTTACAGCTCCGGTTGTAGTTGCCAGCACATCTATTAATATTGCAGGTGACGGTGCAACTGTTACTGGTATTAAAGATGAAGATGACATGGCAAGCAATAGTGCTACCAAGCTTGCTACACAGCAATCAATTAAAGCCTACGTTGACTCACAAGTAACCGCACAGGACTTGGACGTAACGGACGGCACCACAAGCATTTCAATTGACTTAGACAGCGAAGCTCTGAGTCTTCTAGGCGGTACGGGCATCGACTCTACTGCTTCCGGTAATGGCGTTACAATGGCTATAGACTCTACTGTAGCTACGCTTACAGGCTCACAAACGCTTACAAATAAGACTCTAACTTCTCCTGACGTAAACACTCCTGACATTGATGGCGGTACTATTGACGGTACTGTAATCGGCGGTACAACAGCCGCAGCGGGTTCATTCACAACCGTAGGCGCTACAGGGAACATTACAGTTGGCGGTACAGTCGATGGTCGTGATGTTGCTACAGATGGTACGAAGCTAGACGGCATCGAAGCTGGTGCAACTGCTGACCAAACTGCTGCTGAGATTAAAACAGCGTATGAAAGCAATGCAAACACTAATGCGTTTACAGATGCTGACGAGTCTAAGCTAGATGGCATTGAAGCTCTTGCAGACGTAACGGACACAGCAAACGTTACAGCCGCTGGCGCACTAATGGACAGCGAGTTGACTAGCATTACAAGCGTTAAAGCTCTTGACCAAGGCGTTGCTACTACTGACAGCCCCACCTTTGCAGCAGCTACAGTCACAGGCGAAATCACAGCCAACGGCGGCATAGCATTGGGTGATAGTGACGTTGCTACGTTTGGTGATGGTGATGATTTACGCATCTCACATGATGGGACGCACAGCAAAATTCAAGAAGTAGGCACTGGTGACCTTAAAATTCAGGCGAGTAACTTGCTGTTAGAAGCAGAGGACGGTACTAATTACATTTATGCTGTAGATAATGGTTCTGTTAGATTATATCACCCTGACGCGACAAATGGCATCAAACTAGCCACCACAGCCACAGGCATTGATGTAACCGGTGTAATAACTACAGATGGTATGACTACCTCTGCTGACGTTAGCTTCGGTGATAACGACAAAGCCATCTTCGGCGCTGACAGCGACCTACAGATTTATCATAGCGGCACAGATAGTATTATTGAAGAAAGTGGGGCTGGTAATCTTTTTATTCGTGGAGCTAACACTTTTATACAAAACCCCACTGGCTCATTAACGTACATGAGAGGGATAGATGGCGGTGCTGTTGATATACGTTACGCAGGAGCAACCAAACTAGCCACCACCGCCACAGGCATAGACGTTACGGGGACTATCACCAGCGATGGGCTGACTGTGGATAATACTAGCGGTGCTGAAGTTATTATTAGTCGGAACGATACGTCTCTCACTGATGGAGATTTTATTGGCGGCATTAAATTTGGCACAAATGACAGCAGTACAGCGTATGGCACACCGCCACATTATTCTGCTGGCATAAAGGCAAAGGCTTTTGGCACAGTTGGCCTGATGGATATGCACCTTTATGCGGGTCAGACAAATGATGCGTATGAGGAAGATACGCCATCAATGACTTTGCATTACAGCGGAGACATCAGCTTCTACGAAGACACAGGCACAACGCCTAAGTTCTTCTGGGATGCGTCTGCGGAGTCTTTGGGTATTGGTACTAGTTCGCCTAGTGGTAAGTTAGATGTTGAGCTAGGTGCAGATGGTGTTATTGCTGAGTTTAGAGGGGCGGACTCTGACCTTATTCAAATTAAAGGCGCATCCAATACAATAGCTTTAGACACTCGAAACACAGCGGCTTTAACTTTTGAGATGCAAGGCACAGAACGCATGCGCATAAACAGCGCAGGCAGTTTAATGCTGGGGACTACTAACAGCAACATATTCGCAAGCTCCTCAGAGAATGGGCTTGTTATAACCCCCACTGGTCAAATAAGACAAGCCACTAATGCAGTATCTATGTACTTAAACCGCACAGGTAGTGACGGCACTATTGCAGAATTCCGCAAAGACGGCTCAACCGTAGGTAGTATTGGTACTTTGTCTAGTAGGCTTTATGTCGGAACGGATGACGTTGGTCTTTTCTTTGATTCATCTGCCTCGAATGCTATTGAGCCTTTTAATGTTGGAACAACCTCATCGGCAGACGGTTCTATTGATTTAGGCGCAAACACTACACGCTTCAAAGACCTCTACCTATCAGGCGGTGTCTACCAAAACGGGACACGCTTAACTAAAAGGACTTCCCCTAGCTCTGGCGGAAGTGGAATATTTGCTTCTATAACTAACGCTCCTCAAACAGGCTTTGTACATATATACGAAACTGGAACTGACAAATACCTTATTTTGGCTTGTTTTAAAAAGGATACTTCCTCAACCCCTGTCACGAATGTAGTAGCAAATAACGGACTTACGGTTAATGCAACAAACGCAGGCGGTACTATTGCTATTGGTGGCCACACATCAAGCGGTAACGTAAAAATGCAAGCAACTATTATTAGAGAGGGCTAAAAATGGCTATTGAAACTTTTACTAAAGAAAATGTAAATCTTCACGCAGAACAGAACCGTAAAAATGCGTATGAAAAAACAACTGACCCTATGTTTATGCAAGTACAACGTGGTGAGATAACTCAAGAGGAGTGGGTTGTAGAAATAAATAAAATAAAACAGCAGTTTCCTTATGTGGATGCTGATATAGAAATGGAAGTAGGCGAACCTGCGGTTATTGCCGCTTATAACGAATCACTAGAAGAAGGTATTTAATCATGGCAGTAATTTGGAACATCTCAACATTAGAGCGCAACACTGATAACGGTGTTGTTGTAGCACATTGGCGCGCATCAGACAGCGACGGCGACCACTCAGGCAGTAGCTACGGCACTTGTGGCTTTACACCTGACGCATCTGCTGATGGCTATGTAGCCTATGACAACCTAACCGAAGAAAACGTTATTGGTTGGGTCAAGGGAAGCATGGGCGAGGAAGCTGTAACAGGCGTAGAAGATTCTATCGCTGCACAGATTGCAGAGTCAAAGGCTCCAGCTATCTTTGTTGGAACACCTTGGTAAGATGATCGACCCAGTCTCTGCCGTTGCTATGGCTACAACTGCGTATAAGACTATCCAGAAGATGGTAGAGCTGGGTCGTGATGTAGACGATACTCTGGGTCAGGTGGGTAAGTGGTACTCAGCTGTCTCAGACTTTCAAGAAGCTAAGAAGCAAGCAGAGAATCCACCACTATTCAAGAAGATATTTAACGGCAAGTCCGTTGAGCAAGAAGCTCTTGATGTTTACATGCATGAGAAGAAGATAGCAAAGCAAGAGAAAGAGCTACGTGATTTGCTTCGCATGACTTACGGGCCAGAAGGTTACAAAGAACTGCTGGATATGCGTAAGAAGATTAAGCTACAACGAGAGAGAGCAGTGTATGCACAAGCACGTAAGCGCAAGGCTCTCATCTGGAACACAATAAGCATAGCAGCAATTGTCGCAATGATAGCTGCGCTTTATCAACTAACAATATTTATATTAGGGAACTTATAATGGTTGAAGAAACTAAACAAGTTTTAGACGTAGCGGCAGCGTCTACAGCAGTCTTTACAATGGCTGCTTGGCTACCTCCAACAGCCTCTATCCTCACCATTATTTGGTTAGCTATAAGGATATACGAGTCCGACACCGTTAAAGGATTGCTAGGAAAGAACAACGACATATCATAATTTACTTGACAAATCAACTAAAATAGTGTATAATATATGACAATTCTTAGTTCATTGATTGGCCCAGTAGCAGACCTAGCAACAGGTTTCCTAAAGAACAAAGCAGAAGAGAAGCAGGCAAAGCATCAGGCTAAGATGTCTGTTATTCAGAACGATGCTGACTGGGAAAGTAAGATGGCAGACGCATCAGGCCAGAGCTGGAAAGACGAGTTTTGGACTATTATATTAGCTATCCCCGTGTTCATGGTTGGCTATGCTATTGCAGCTAACGATGTAACAATCATTGCTAGAGTCTCTACAGGCTTTGAAGCGTTGTCTAAGTTACCTGAGTGGTATCAATATTTATTATTTATAGCTATTAGCTCCAGCTTTGGTATACGTGGAGTTGACAAAATAATGCAAATGAGAAAATAACTATGGCTTTACAACCAAGATTTGCTACAGACTTTGAGTCCCGTACAAACACTCCTACTGGTATGCTTACTGGTACGCCTGCTGCTGGTTTTGTTAAGCCTGCAATACAACCTATACAACCTATACAACCTATACAACCTGTGCAACCAACAGTTGAACAGCCACGTATGACTACAATGCCTGTGTCGGAAAAGTTTACACAGCCTGTAGCTCCTGTAACTTCTCGTACCACTGACACACTATTTGGTGACTATACTAAACCTGCTCCTGCTTCTCCTACTTTAGCTCCTGCTACTACACAGCCTGATGCTTTAGGGAGCTATACAGACTTTCTTGGTCAACAAGAATTACAAGGACGCGCTTTAGGTTTAGGAGCTATAGAGTCTGGAGATTTTAGTGGTTTAGCTGGTGCAGACATTAATAAACTTAGTCAAGATCCTCGCAATGTTACGGAAGTTTTTGACAAAGCAATAGACGAGAATGTTTTAAGCTACATTGCTGAAAATGAAATACCTCCTTTTAAAGAAATTAACGGTCAGAAAGTTTATTTAAACACCGGCAGAGATACAGCACAGACAGCACTTGGCGGTGGTTTAGCCACTGAAGAAGGTGCTAAAGCTGGTAAGTATGTAGGTCTAGGCCCAGTTGGTGAGTATAATGTTATTTGGCAGGAAGAGCCTACAGGTACTGAAGCTGTACTTAATGATCCTTTGATTAACGTAGCTGCTGCTTTTATTCCCGGCGGTACTCTTGCATTAACAGCGGCTAAAGGCGCTACAGGCGAAACACTAGACACAGGTGACTGGCTTACGCTAGGCATGGGTGGTTTGGAAATGGCAGGTGTTATTACTCCTCCTTCGACACCCGCTAATGGTATAGGGCCGGTAGATCAAGGTGTTGGCTTGTTTGGTACTACCTACAATCAAACTAAAGATATTCTTGAGACAGCTACCGCGCTTGGCGAAGGAAATGCTGCTGGTGCTTTGATTAAAGGTTTTGATTTAGCAACTCCTGCACTTGAAGCAATAGGTTTAGGGCCAGATATTTTTGATAACTCAGTAGTAGACTACGATGCTTTTAAAGAAGGTATTGAAGAATCTGCCTCTGCTCTTGCTAACGGTGAAAGTTTAGATGATGCTTTAAAAGCAGGCGTTATAGACTATGTTAGAGAAGACGATAATATTGATATTGGTGGCGTTAAAGAAATTGTTAAAGAAATTGGCAGAGAGCTTGACGATAACTTTTTCCAGCCTATCCTTAACTCCTTGCCTGAGTTTGACAATACTTTGCTTGACGGATTAAAGCAGTTTGGCAGAGAGTTTGATGATGAAGTTTTACAAGAAATTAAAGCAGGTGTTGAAGACTTTGCTCCTGAGATTGAGGACTTTGTACGTACAGTTGGTAGCGGTACTGAGGATGTAGTCAGAGCTGTTGGTCGAGGAACTGAAGATGTTGTTAAAGCTGTAGGCGGCGATGTAATAGACGCTCTTGGCCCAATAGGTTCTCAGTTAGAAGACATAGCTAGAGCCACTGGAAGCACTGTAGAAGATGTGCTTAAAGGTGTTGCTGGAGTAGGTGAGGATATTCTTGGCGGAGTAGAAGACGTAGGCGAAGATGTCTTAAATGCTTTAGGCCCGATAGGTTCTCAACTAGAAGATATAGCCAGAGCTACTGGCAGTACGGTTGAAGATGTTATTAAAGGTGTGGCTGATGTTGTCAGTCCTTTGGGCGCAGGTATTGAGGACGTTGTAAGAGCTACAGGTAGTGGACTGGAAGACGCTATTAGAGCTACAGGTAGTGAGCTAGAGGACTTTATACGACCTATTGGTTCAACAGTAGAAGACATTGCTAAAGCTACAGGAAGAACAGTAGGTGACGTTTTAGAAGGCGTAGCTGATCTTACTGGAGACTTAGGGTCTAACTTAGAAGATGCTATTAGAGAAGGTGGTAGCGCACTAGAGGACTTTATACGCCCGATTGGCTCAACCATTGAAGACATTGCTCGTGTTACTGGATCAACAACTGAAGACGTTCTTAAAGGTGTAGCAGCTGCCGGTGGTGAAATTATCGGTGAGATAGGTGAAGTAGGTGAGGACATATTAGATGCTCTTGGCCCACTAGGATCTACACTTGAAGACTTTGCAAGAGCTACTGGCTCTACGTTAGAAGATGTACTGAGAGATGTAGGTGGGTTAGGCGAAGACATCTTAGGTGGTGTAGCTGAACTAGGCAGTGATCTTGCAGGAGCTATTAGAGAATCCGGTAGTGGTCTTGAAGATTTTGTAAGAAGCACCGGTAGTTCCCTTGAAGATGTCGTAAGAGCTTCTGGTAGTACCTTAGAAGACTTAGTAAGAGAGTCAGGAAGCACCCTAGAAGACGTTGTAAGAGCTTCTGGCAGCACCTTAGAGGACATAGTAAGGGTTTCAGGAAGTGGCTTAGAAGACGTTGTAAGAGCCACAGGAAGCACAATGGAAGATTTGTTAAGAGTTACAGGCAGTTCCATTGAAGACGGCATAAGAGTCTTAGGCAGTGGCTTTGAAGATTTGCTTAAAGCAACAGGAAGTACCTTAGAGGATTTACTGAAGGCAGGCTTTGGTGGGTTGTCAGCCCAACAGGCAAGTCAAGCTGAAGCGGAACGTAGAGCACAGTTAGCAACAAGAACTACAGATAATTTGTTTGGACAAGATTTATTTAAATTTGATGTACAACAAACTCCTGAATATGATTTAGTACAATTACAAAAAAGGTATAAAGCATGACATATCTACAGCTAGTAAACAGTGTATTACGTAGATTACGAGAAGACGAGGTATCAACTGTAGATCAAAACAGTTATTCACGTTTGATAGGTGAGTTTGTTAATGAAGCTAAAGAAAGTGTAGAAAACAGTTGGGACTGGACTGGTCTACGGACTACGGTTGTTATCCCTACTGTCCAGTCTACTTATCTCTATACTATTGCTGATTCTCAGAATAAGATTAAAGTATTAAATGTTGTCAACGACACAGGCAACACGTTTATGTCAAGACGTGGCAGCAGTTGGATGCGTAATCTATTTTTAATACAAGATCCTCCAGAGAGTTCTCCACAGTATTACAATTTAAAGACGTTGGATGCTAACGGGGATAATGTGTTTGAAATTTATCCTATTCCTGACGGTGTGTATAATCTTAATTTTAGTATTGTTAAAAGAGAAGGTTACTTTACTGCTGACACTGATACCTTAAAAGTCCCTACACAGCCTGTGCTTCTACTAGCCACAGCATTAGCTGCTAGAGAGCGTGGAGAGACTGGTGGTACTTCAGCAGCGGAACAGTTTGGTTTAGCTGACAGAGCCATTGCAGATGCTATTGCATATGATGCTGCTCAACACCCTGACGAGACTATCTGGACGACTGTATAATGGCACAACAACTACAGAACATAACAATCTCAGCACCGGGATTCTTGGGTATTAACACTCAAGACTCTCCTATTGGTCTGAATCCTGCTTATGCTTCTATCGCTGACAACTGCGTTATTGACCAGCTAGGTAGAGTAGGAGCTAGGAAGGGTTATACAGTGGTTACCACTAACGGCCCTGCCGTACTAGGAACTAGCAGAGGAATCTGTTGTATCCTAGAGTTTATCAGCAGAGCTAACGTAACTACTGTATTCTCAGCAGGTAACAACAAGATATTCACAGGTACTACAACACTGGTTGAAGTGACGTTGCCCGCAGGCTACACAATTACTGAAGACAACTGGCAGATAGTATCCTTTAACAACAATGTTTATTTCTTTCAGGATAATCACGCTCCTTTGGTCAGCACTGCTGGCTCTACAACGCTTGCTTTGTTGACTTCTTCTGGAACAAATGTACCTCCAGAAGCTAACGCACTTATGGCTGGCTTTGGTAGACTCTGGGCTGCTAACACTGCTACAAACAAGTACACAGTTTACTGGAGTTCTTTACTAGCTGGTGATGAGTGGCATGGTGGATCAGCAGGCTCTATAGACTTAACAACCGTATGGCCTAATGGTTATGATGAAGTAGTGGCTATCGCTGAACACAATAACTTCTTGTTAGTGTTTGGTAAAAAGAATATACTTGTGTTTACGGGAGCAGATAGTCCTTCTTCAAATTTAACTTTGCATGACACAATTGAAGGCACGGGCTGTATTGCAAGAGATTCTATACAATCTACGGGTACTGATTTAATCTTCTTGTCAACTCGCGGCTTAATGTCATTACAAAGAATTATTCAGGAAAAGTCTTTACCGCTTAACGATGTAAGCAGAAACATCAGGACTGACTTACTTACTTACATATCACAGGAAGTAGAGTCTAATGGACACAGAGAAGCTATTAAATCTGTGTACAGCCCTATTGATGCTTTCTATTTACTGACGCTTCCAGAGAGTCAGGTTGTATATTGTTTTGATGTGAGAGCGCCACTTGAGAACGGCTCGTTCCGTGTAACAACTTGGTCAGTCTTAAATCCTTTAGGCTTCAGCATGTTTGCTGATGATGCTTTGTACATGGGTCGAGCAGAAGGTATTGTTAAGTACGGCGGTTACTTTGATAACACAACTCAATATCAAATGCGTTACTTTAGCAACCCCACGGACTTTGGTAGTCCTGCTAACTTAAAGTTTTTGAAGAAGTTTAACTTGACTATTATTGGTGGTCAAAGTACACCGACTACGCTTAACTGGGGCTATGACTATACTTCTGCTTATCAAAAGCAAGAGTTTACTTTTGGTTCTAGTAATATTGCAGAGTACGGGTTGACTGAATACAACACAGATGGAGAGTATTCAGCATCTATTATTATACAGACACCTAAAGTAAATAGCACTGGTAACGGTTCTGTGGTAACTGTAGGCATCGAAGCACAGATTAATAACGCTGCCTTTTCTATTCAAAAAATTGACATACACGCTCTATTAGGGAGACTTATCTAATGCCTGAACAGTTTAATAATCAACTCAGTATGACCGGCCCTCAAGGACAGCTAACCAACCAAGCTGGTTACTTTAATACACAGTTGCCACAGAATACAACAAATACTTCACCTCTTCAAAATCAAACGTTTTTGCCTTCTTTTCCTAACACAGGCTTAAGCACAGGCGAAGTAGCAGGCGGTCTTGCTTTAGGCGGTTTACTTGGTGGTAACTTTAACTTAAATGATATAATATCTGGTGCTGCTAATTACTACGGTGGGCAAGAAGGCATCAAAGCGGCTTATGGTGTAGGTCAAGCCGGTTTAGGTTTAGCAGAGCAGATGGGGCAACGTGCTTCGGAAGCTACACAATTTAAACCTTTTACTGTAACAACTAATTTAGGCAGAGCAGGCACTACTCCTGAAGGCGGCTTTACTTTAGAGCTTAGCCCAGAACAGCAAGCACTACAAACACAGCTCTTGGGTCAAGCAGGTAACTTGTTTAAACAGGTTGGTCAAGATCCAGCCACACAACAACAGGCTATCTATGAGCAGATTAGGCAAGCTCAAATGCCCGAAGAAGAACGTGAGCGTCTTCGTATGCAGGAAGGTTTGTTTGCTTCAGGACGTGGCGGTATACAAACGGCTCAGTACGGCGGCTCACCGGAACAATTTGCCTATGAAAAAGCTAGAGCTGAAGCGCAATCAGGAGCGTTATTACAAGCACGTAATCAAGCTTTGGCTGAACAAGCACAATCTCTTGAAAGTGCAACAGGTCTTTTAGGTTCGGGCTTTACTCCACAACGAGAAGCCCTACAAGCACTAGGCTACGGTACTGATTTAAGTAACATTGCAAGTACAGCGGCAGCACGAGGCGCAGGAACACAAGCTACTTTGGGTCAGGCTGGTTTAGAGTCTTACTTACAAGGCACACAGTTAGCTACTAACCTACAGCAACAACAAATGCAAAACTTACTAGCTTCTGCATTGGGTACCAGTACTGGAGGCGGTGGCATGCTAAGCGGAGGTAATCCCTTTACAAGTGGCGGTGTGATAGATGAAGCGTTTGACACACCTGATTGGCTTAAAAGTGTTGAAGATTATATAAAAGGTACTGGACTCTACGGTAGTTTGTTTAATAACTCTTCTACTCCAAACACTACAAATAGTCCGGGATATAATCCTTATGGGGGTGGAATATAATGGCACAGTTAGACTTACAAGGGCTCTTGGGCGGCCCTCTGCTTCCTACTGCTCAACCTGCTCAGACTTATGAACAAGCTATGATGCAACGTGGCGCACAGTATGGTCAAGGTTTACGTCAAGCTGCTGGTGGTTTGTTTGGTACTGACACACGTACACAACCGGAGAAAATACAAGAGGCAGCACAAGGTTTAAATTTAAACACCCCTGAAGGTTTGACTAACTTAGCAAGACTTCAACAGGCTTCCGGTGAATATGCCGCTGCTGCAAGGACAGCCAGTGCTGCAAGACAGCTTAGAGAAAACGCTTTAAAGAAAGGGGCCGAAGAAAAAAGTAGGGATAACATAGCTGCTGATCTTGAAAAAGCTGGTGATCCTGATACAGCAGCGTTAGTCAAGAATGGTGATTACAGTTTAGCTCAAGGAGCCAGTGTTCTTTCTCAGATACGTGGAGAAAACCGTAGAAAAGCTGATCAAAAACAAGAAAAGGAAGAAAAAAGCGCACAGTCTATTGACAATCAAATTTTAATTTTAAAAGAAAACGGGTTAATAGATTCCGACTTATTTGACAAAGTAAGAAACGGAGAGGTTAAAGGTCTTAACTCTACAGAATTTAATTCTCTTGTAAACCTTGAGTTAAAGGAACGTAACAACCCTGTTAAGTTTGATAACATCAAAGCGTATAACCTTGAAGACGGTACTCTTGTGTGGGGCGGTAGAATACAGTTGCCTAATAAAGCGCCAACCATGATGTATGAAGCAGGAGAAAATGCTGACGGTATTATGCAATATGAAGTTCTCCCTGCTACCGCTGAAACACCAAGTAAAGACGGAAAGAAATCAGGAACAACGTTTACAAGTGCTGATCGAAAAGCCGTGGAAGCGCGTATGTTATTATCACCTAAGAATGTAAAAGGTTTGCCAGACAATAAAGCTTGGTCAGATTTAGATGCTTTTACTCAAAACTCTCTAGCTAATAAAGCAGCTGTAAGAACTAACGAATTAGTAAATGAAGGCGAGCCTTTAGATAAAGCAAGAGACAAAGCAATTAAAGAAGTATTTTTAGATAACATTGTTGAAGTAGGTAGAAGTATACTAGGCAGCCCTCAGTACGGGTACGTTTCTCCTGAAATACCTGAGGTCAGAACTCAAGCTGATTATGACGCGCTGCCCTCAGGTGCTATTTATATCAATAACGGTCAAGAACACAGGAAGCCTTAAAATGCCAGATCAATTTGGTGGGATACCCATTGGACAGTCTGCAACAACAACGGATCAATTTGGCGGAATACCCGTTGGACAACCTGCAACAACAACACCACAAAGTAAAGTCGGTGAGATACCCGTTGGACAACCTACTGTAGAGCCGACATCTTATGTTGCTGAGCGTCCGCTGCCTGAGATGCTTTCCGTTACCCCTTTGGGTGGCGGGGGTGCAGGTGTTCAGCTTGCTTCTTACTTAGGCTACGGCCCTTACGGTGAAAAGAAAAGAGCTGTGCTTGGTGAGGCTGGAGAAGTAGAGATAACTAGAGCTGATGAAATAGCAGCTTCATACGACATGAACACCACGGACATTGAACGGTGGAACATGTCCTTACAAGCCTTAATGCCTACTCCTAGTTATCAAGACTCGGAAGGAAACTACTTAAATAGTTTACCCTTCTTTGCTAATCCTGCTGATTATAAAGTGGTGTCTCC